TTTTACAGAAGAGGAATCGATCAGTATATTTTTGAGAATACAAACTACGATATGTACTCAATAGAAGATAAATACGTATCATACCAAACTGTATTAGAAGAGACTGATGCGCCGGTATACTTATTTAACCAAAGATACAAAAACATGCAGAGAGATAAAGCATGGTTCTCAAAGTATCTATTAGAGAGAAAGTGAAATAAATGTTTGAGACACTAGTTGTTGCAATACTGATCGGGATAGTGTGGAGTGAAATCATCTCCCACTTCGGCGCATCTATATTGTTGCACCGATACTACTGTCATAAACAATTCAAAGTCCCTGTCTGGTTTGAATGGGTTGGTTTGTTTATGTTATCTGTGGCGTACATTAGGACGCCTATTGGTTGGATTGCATCACATAGAATGCATCACCATCATTCAGATTCAGATAAAGACCCACACAGTGCAAAGCATGTAGGGTTTTGGAAAGTACTATTGACAATATGGGACATCCCAAGCATACCAACAAAGTATGCAAAAGATTTGTTTGCAAACCCTAGACTTGTTTTCTTTCACAATCATCATTTAAAAATTCTTATCGCACATAACGTTGTTGCGTTTCTAATCAGTCCTTACTTCTGGGTGGCATATGCACTTGTTCCATTCATCTTTGCGAAAGTCGGATTTGGTTTGTTGAATACAATCGGACATCGAACTGAGGGAGGCGCAAATGTCCCTTGGTTAAATTTCTTTATCGCTGGAGAAGGGTATCACAAGAATCACCACGAGAATTCCAAACGTGTAAGACTACACAAGTGGGATACTGGTGGATGGTTAGCTGAAAAATTATTTGTGAGAGATTAAATTATGAAAATTCAGATGGGATCATTCAGTATCCCAAGAAGTTTGCCTTACATCCCCTATAGTTCTGCAGTCTTGGAATCTTATGTTAAGAACAGAGACGATCCACCTGCCTGCGAATTTTTAGAACCCATCTACAAATACGATGACATACCAGATCCAGAATGTGAAATTTTGGGTCTGACTTGTTATGTCTGGTCGCAAGATCACGTCGATCAAATCGCCAAGGATCACAAAGAGAAATATCCGAACTGTACAATCATGTATGGTGGCCCGAACATTCCTGTATCTCCCACTGAGTGGTTGAAGTACGAGGGAGAACGTCCTTGGGTAGATGTATTTGTCGCAGGTTCTGGTGAAGAGATCTTTGTGCAGTTGTTGAAAGAGTATCCAGACTTTACTCAGAAGTGGTATAAACTGGAGAAAGATGTAAAGCGTTACACATACGAAACTCCAACACCTTACGTGGATGGCACGTTAGATAAGTTCCTCAAACGGAAAGATGAAAAGTTTGTTGCAGTATTAGAAACCAATCGTGGTTGTCCTTTCAAGTGTGCGTATTGCGACTGGGGAGATGCGACTGGTGGTAAGGTTTCTAAGTATGATGGAGATGTCAACTACAAGACACTCGACTTGATCATGGATTCAGAAGCGATGACAGGTATTAAGATCATCGATGCAAACTGGGGAATGTACGAGCGTGACCTAGACATGACAAAGTACATGAGAGACCACAAGAGAGAAGATGTGTTTGTCAGTTTGTGTGGTACTGCAAAGAACAGTATCAAATATGTACCAGAGATTTCTAAGATCTTCTTCCAAGATAACTTCGCTGCAGAGAGTGGTCACTGGACTCCTCTGAAGTTGGGTATCCAATCTTGGTCGGAAAAGACACTGGCATATAATGATCGTTCAAACATCAAAACATCTCAGTTAGAATATTTACTCAATTACTATAAAGACAATGACATTCCTTACCACAGTGAATTGATCCTTGGTCTGCCTGGCGAAACACCAGAGTCGTGGTTGTACACGTTAGACAAAGATCATGGACACGGTGTGGAGACTCAAGCGTTCCATGCATTAGAAGCGGTTCCTAATATGCCTCTCTTGTTAGACCATAGAGAAGAGTATGAACTGGAGTTGCATTCCGCATATGCCCTGAGAGAGAATATCTATTCTGTTCATCCTAAGTTTTATCACAGGAATAGAGACTTGGTGTATGATGACTTCAATGAAAACGTCGATAAAACAAAGATTGTTAGAAAAGATCTTATCAATTCATGTTTTTCGTTTTCACATGAAGAACTGTTGACCATGTACGACTATACTTGGTGGATGAATACCTTTAACAACACGAAACTATTACCAGACATAAAGAAACCGAGCGAAGACATTCTACGGTTCTTTGATAACTTGGACAAGATGCCTTTCTGGAAATCACGAGTCGAAGAACATCGTGCGCACTGGAGAGAAGCAATGATCGAAGGAAAGATCCTTAGTGCTGGGTCTTTGCGTTACTGGTTCCACACAATGTTTCGTGCAGACGAACTAATGTATGTTGGTGAAAACTTTGAACAAGCACAAGACGAAATGGGAAGAAAGTTCCGTCCGTTCAAAAAATCTTTGAGAGTTTACGATTATGAATATACCATTCCTCACTAAACCTTCTGTTAAGTTCTATTCCGAAGAACCTATCATCACAGAAGAGTATCCTATCTACCCTGCGAAACAATATAAACGCAAATGGGTAAAGAACTGCGCTAGTGCATTTCAAAAGTACCGTAAGGTTACTGATGGACGTGCATCTGTTATCTCTGCAGTCAAATGTCCTGGCATCCGTAATATTATGGAAGAGGGATGGATCGCACAGACGTGGCATGATTTCACTATTGAAACAAAAAGTGACGGATATGAAATATTCTATCCAAATGCGATGAAAGACTTTCTCAAAAGAATTGAATATAAACATCGTCCCATCGAAGTATTCGATACACGAAAAGGCCCAATGAAAGTTCCCACAGGGCGCAATCACAATCATATATTTAAGATTCATATTCCGTATTGTTTCGACATTCCAAATGGATATGAGTTGAGAATATTACCAGTTGCATATGATGACAACCCTCAGTTCACTGCATGTGCAGGTTCTTGTGAAGGGTTTCAGTCAGAATTTAATATTCATATTTTCTGGCACACTCCAGAAGGTCGTGTAACGATTCCCGCTGGAACGCCTCTTTGTCAGATTGTTCCCATGCGTAAAGAGAAGATAAAGATAGAGACAGGGATCGCAGATGAACCGACACTCAAAAGGTCGAGGAGAAACCTATTACATAGGAGTAATAAGTTTACACTATGAGTTATTCGAAATTATCCCTACACAAAAAACTTGATCTACCTTCTCACACTTTTACAACTACCGAACCAAGTCCAGAAATCGAATACCTGTTTGACAAGGTTGGTTCGTTGAATGATTACAAAAGAAGATCCCACAACTACGTGGTAGACAAGACTTTAAAAAAACGAACACTGGCGTATTCAGTTACGACAGTAAACGAGCAACCTGTATTAGGTTCTCTTGCATGGACACGCCCTCTATACAATGGTGTCATAAGACTTTGTACACGATATTGTATAGATCCAGAATGGGCGCATCTGAACTTTGGAAAGGGTACAGATGGAATGAGACTAGATACGATGGATCATATAATACAACAACTGAAAGTTTGTCAAGAACTAGGACACAATGACTTCTTTGTTGGGCGTAATGATAAGTCTAGAGGTCGTCGTTCTCAAAAAATTGCAAAACAGATAAGTAAGTATACAGGTATAGATTGGAAGGTATCTGACACAGAAGTCTTGTGTTCTATGGGTATCGAAGATGACCAATCGTGGCAATATATAATTTATAATGGAAGGAAGGATTTTAATTATGAAAGTGAGTTCAAGAGGTAACTACTCAGTATACATCGATGATGTGAACTTTGACGAAATGACAGATGACCAATGGATGGAGATCGGCAAGATCCACATGGCAAATCTGGTTACTATTATTCGCAACTGTAATGTAAAACAAACAGAAGCGGCGAAGTATGTGAACAAATGGGGCCCGTCCCGATACAGTGGGATGTATTATATCTGTTCAAACTATCCAGATCTAACTGCAAAAGAAATCATTTCATTGTCACTAAAGGGCGATGATAGAATTGCAGACTATCATCGTGCGTTGGTAAAAAACCGTTTCAAAACAAAAGGCCCTGCAGGGACACAACGAGTCACTGACATCAAAGATAAGAAAGGTGACCACACAGGCATCTTCCCTGATGGTGAATTGAAGTGGCACAGTAACGAGGCAGGGAATCATATCTTTGCGCCTGGCGTTGCGTTGTTGGGTGTACAGAACATGAAGGGATCATCTACTGGGTTCCTTGAAACTGCAACATTCTACGAAGAGTGTTCTGAGACTTTACGTTCTGAGTTGGATGACATGATTTGTATTCATCGTCACAAGCCTGGCATGTTGCACGTCAAAGACTTGGGTGATCAAGACGAAATGATGCGTATTAACATGAACCCTGAGAATGAGACTTATATCCCTATGGTGATTCAGTCGCCTGGCGGTATTCGTGGTATGCATTACTCTATCAATACTGTAGACGGTATTGTCGGTATGTCACAGTCAGAAAGTGATAAGTTTTTTGAGATGATCAACGAAGAGTTGATGCGTCACGCATGGGATCACTGGTACGAGAATGATAACGATTGGTTGTTCTTTGACAACAGTATCACTAATCACCGTAGACTTGGTGAAGTGAAAGACAGACTTGGGCTACGAGTCCAACACGGTTATGAGAATATTGAGATTGAAAACTACAATCCCTACTTCCAAGAAGAACACGCAAAAATATATACAGAACGTCTAGCGGAGTTAAAAGAATTCAATGAGAACCATTTTGGCGCAGGTTAAGTCTTTTCATAACATAAAATTACTGAGGGGAGTCCAATATCTTAGTTGGGCTTCCGTTCCGTTTGTCTTGGTCTATCCTTCGACGTTCAGTCTGCCTGCATTTCTTGTTGGTGTGTTCTTCATTACTATGTTGGGTTCGTCTGCAGGGTTGCATCGATACTTTGGACACAAATCGTTTAAGACTGGAAAGTTGAGACACTGGTTTCTTGGTCTTGTAACGACATTGTCCACACAGGGATCTATTCCATTCTGGGTACAATACCATCGTGCACACCACGTCTTTACTGACACAGAGGACGATCCGATATCACCCACCTTCGTGGGGTTCTGGAAATCCTTCTTCTCTATTCAAGACATCAACAGTTACAAAGGCATCAGTCCTAAAAACATTGCAAGGGAGATGAGAGACCCTGCAGTGAAATTTTTTCATGAGTGGTACTGGATTATTATCTTGACATACGTTTTGATTCTTGGTATAATAGAGCCAACGCTTTTGATAAATGCTTATTTGCTGCCTGTGTTCATGATCAGGTTCACCTTTGGGCTTCAGAATACATTTGGGCATGGTATACCTGTTTTCTTTGGATACCGTAACCACGAGACGAAAGATAAGAGTTTGAACAGCATCTTTGTAAATATCATCACGTTTGCACTGGGAGAGACACTCCATAACAATCACCATGCAAACCCTGCAAAATACAACTATCAGGAAAGATGGTATGAACTGGACTTGACAGGATTTGTAATTAAAAGGTTTTTCTCAATTGTATAACATATTTGTTACTGGTCATACAAGTGGTATTGGTAAGGCTATTTACGATCATTTAGATAGTCAAGGGTATCATGTAGAAGGTGGTAGTAGATCTAACAATTGGGATATCACTAAGGAAACAACTGCGAACTATATCAAGGATAAGTTTGACGTTCTGATTAACAATGCATATCATTCAGACGGACAAGTTAAACTCTTGAAGAACGTATATAATGGGTGGCAGAAAAAGAAAAAGACCATTATCAATATCGGTAGTTGGCACAAAGACCATTTATCTGGTCGTCCCTTTTCTTCTCTCAACTATAACGTAGATAAGAAAGCATTAGAGACGTACAGTTTTTGGATCGCTGCAAACGATGACACCTGTCGTAGTATGATGTACAACGTTGGGTTTGTAGACACCCCTACGTCAAGGAAACACATGGACGGTTGGTCTGAAGAAAAACAGAAAGAAGTCTTGACTCGATGTATGGATCCCAAAGTGATTGCAAGAACAATACAATTTATGATAGAGAATGAATATAATATTAAGGAACTGACACACCATGCCTAAACTAAAATCTACACCTTTCTTTGTTTGTCCAGAGAGAACATGTGGAACTGTTCTTTTTCAAGAGATGAAAAAACACGTAGAACAGAAATATAATCTCAAGAGTGGTCACACTGGAGATAACCTGCCCTTCAACGATTTCTTTTTAGACTATAGTACTGACTACAGTTTCCACACAAAGAAATCGGCGGAAGAAGTCAACACTGAGTTACAACTCGTTAGAAAAGGAGATGACATCACTGTCCAACAAGTATTCCCTTGGTTATTCAGATCGAAAAAAGATCGTGCAATGCATAAGGTAAATGTGTTGAGACAGTTGAAGGAAGATGGTATAGAGTTTAATGTGAAGGCAACTTCCTCTATCACATATGTCTTAGAAGAATGTATGGAACTCTATAAAGATAGAACTTGGGTCATCACCCTTCGTAGAAATGTATTGGATCATCTGAAGAGTTACGCTATCTGGTACGAACACCAGAAACACATGAGTGGTAGAAATGTGGACTGGCAGTTTGTGGAAAGACTGATGAACAGAAAAGATAAGATTCAGATTTCCAATCACAGCTGGGATCATGTCGGTATCTTCTTTGAAGAGTTATACAACATCTATGGGTTGCCAGATATATTAGATGCAAACCACATCGACTATCAGGTTCTTTACTATGAGGATATCATAGATGAGAAGACTCGACACAGTTATATAAATCATATGTTCTTGTCTGATGCGTGGAACAAGAATCAACCTGATAATATTGATAAAATCGTACCTAAAAGAATCGAAAAAGATTACGAAAATATTATGAAAGATCCTGAACGATTTAACCGAAGAATAAATAGCATCGTATGGCCAGAAATGAATGGTGGCCTTAAATAAAGGGTAAACACATGGAAATGAAAAAAAGACAACATTTGCCTTTGATGGCAAAACTAAATTTTAAAGTGGATATCGATAAACTACTCAAAGAGTTCTATGAGTTTGGTTACGATAACTTTGACATGTATAATGGACTGAGTTATGGTAATAACACAGAAGATGGTCTTGTTGTTCGTCGTGTCCTTTTAGAATATTTCCTTACTGATGAAGAGAAGGAAGCAAGAAAAGATAAACTCGTCGCAGACGGTGGTGAAGCATATAAGATGTTGTGTCTCACAGAGTTCAATGGTGATCCAGAGAAACACAACAAAAACCTTGCACAACAGTTAGAGGGTACTGATCTATCACCTCAACAGTTTGCGAGACGTATGGAGAAGATCAGTGATCCTTCTCATCCAAACTATACACCTATTGCCGACGAGAAACTATACGACAAACGCAACGAGTTCTGTAAAGGATACGTAGACGAAGTACTTAACATGATCGAAGAGAATATCGGTCACGTTGCACGTACACGTTACGCTGTTCTTAAAGCAGGAGAGGAAATCAAACCTCACCTAGACATTAACACAGACAAAGCGGTTCGTATTCATATTCCACTGATCACACATGAGAATGCAGTGATTGGTACTAAGGGTAAAAAACGCACATATGAAATGCATCTGCCTGCAGATGGAAGTGTGTGGTTCCTAAATCAAGGTTACGAACACTGGGTCAAGAACGATAGTGATGTGGACAGAGTTCACCTCGTCGTTGTTGTCACAGGACAGAAGGGTATCCTTGAGGCAGATGAACAGTACTGGGATAAAGAAGAACTAGTCGCAGCCTAATGTTATATGTCCTTTGTACAAGCAAACCTTCTGATGGTTTGCTTCATTATAGTTATGAATATACACATAAATTAAACGAAGCGGGAATGGAGACAAAGTGTCTCTTTTTCCCTTCCGAAGGTTTTACTAAACAAGATTACATAGATGCGATAAACAATAAGTATCGGGTCTATGATCATGTCATGTTCGATGACGAAATTGTGACCGTTTGGGATCATGATGGGTGTTTCATTTTGAACAGGTCAATGGTCACCCTGCCGTACCACAATCGCAAAAAGTACACAGAGAAACAACGGTTCATACTCAGTGAGTTATGCAACAAATTGATCTCGACTTACTCCACCAACCATCCAGAACAAGCATATCAGGCTGCATTAATGTATTTTAATGCAAATTATGTTGTTGACATTTGTGATAAAGAAGTGTATAATGATGGTGTTGGTGAAAATTTTGAGAAGCGTATTAACTTTTCTCTGTACAAAGACATTGTCCACGAACCAGTTTGTGAACACTTGTTCCTTGGTACGAACAGAGAATACTATGATACGGTTCTTGGACAGTATGAAAATTATGCAGATCCAGCAGTGATTGTATATGAGAATCAGAAGGGACTAGAAGTATTCAGACATGATTTGAAACACATCTACGTTCCAGTTGACAACCTGTGTGGTCTGTTCGAGAAGTATGTTTACACCAAGACTGCATTTGATCCAGCGCCAAGACTTTTGCAAGAATGCAAGTACTATGGCAAGGAACTGATCTACGCAAGAGATCCGTCTATGGTAGACGGTGGTAGTGTCTATTATAAACGTGATCTGAAAGAACCAGATCTTACAGCGGTGTTTAACGCCATTGATATATTGAAGAGGAAGTAAAAAATGAGTATCTCATATGATGCATGGGATCGTGAGTGGAAAGCCAATGAAGTCGCATACTACGGTCTACTTGATAAAGCAATGCAAAAACCATATGATGGTAGTGTTGAGTTTTTGGAACAGAACATTGAGATGTTCACTGGACGTTACTATGCGGTAGGTGTTGCCAATGCAACTGATGCGTTATACTTTGCACTCGTGTCAAAAGGTATTGGACAGGGTGATGAAGTTATTGTAACTAACTTCTCATGGATATCTTCTGGTACTTGCGTAACACGTTGTGGTGCAACGCCTGTGTTCTGTGACATCGATTTGGATACTTATCACCTATCTTTTGAATCTGTGAAACGTATGGTTTCTCCAAAAACCAAAGCACTGATCTGGACACATCTGTTTGGTTCAATGTCAGACACTCGTGAAGTTGAGGAATGGTGCAGAGACAAAGGTATTCTCTTTGTAGAAGATGCAGCGCAGTCTGTTGGTTCATCTTTGGATGGTCGTAAAGCAGGCAATATCGGTGACTGTAGTGTATTCAGTTTCAATTCAAATAAAGTTATCGCAGGTATCGCAGGCGGTGGGATGTTCTTGACAAATGATAAAGATCAGGCAAATGCCGTTATGTCTCTACGTAGACATGGTAAAGTCGGTGAGTCATTTGATACTGAACACGGTGTAAACTCCAAACTGTATGTACCAAACGCAGAGGTTATCGCCCATCGTCTTAAGTTCATGACGGTATGGCAGAGTAAACGTCAAGAGATTGCAAAACTATATGACGCTGCATTCAAAAAGATGCCGATAGAAATACAGAAACAAAAACCTCGTTCTGTTCTCCAACACAACTACCACAAGTACGTTGTACGTTTTGAGGATCGGGAGACTCGTGACTTTATTAAGAAGTCTATAAAACAAACAGGGAAGTTCAAACCATCTGTTCACTACGGTTGTCCACTTTCAGATCATGGTTGTTTTGATAACATAAACTTTCGTAAAGATGACACGCCTAATTCCAAGACCGCATCACAGACGATAATGTCACTACCTATCCATCCTTTCCTTACAGACGATGAGATAAATACCGTTATAGAATCAATCGTGGGAATATTATAGTATGAGTTCAGAAAAATTTGGATTTGGTATCGACTTCTATTTGACAAAGTCGTGTAACAAATCTTGCCATTATTGTACTGCATGGACAACTGAGATGAGAAATCTCGACATTGACATGGAGTTCGCAGCCCCTCTTCTTAAATGGTTATCACCATACAAAGCAAGAATCAATCTTCTTGGTGGAGAACCTGCACTTACAAACAACTTAGATGAGATGATTGCAGAGATTAAGAAGTATCCTAATCTCACACCAGTTGTATTGTCTAACAGTTTGATCAGAAAATTTTACCCTCACATCTTAGAAGATCCAGCCGTCCACTATGTGGAACATTTGGTATTGGACTTCTATGAAGATCGTATTGAGAAGTTGGGCAACTATGACTTCCTAGAGGAAAACGAAAATAATAATTACAATGTGATTATCATGACTCCTAACTTCGAATTATATAAGAAGAAACATGGACTCATGGAACTGCATCACAAGAATACCTTGTTTAAAGAGTATAACTCAAGATCGCCCACTTACTCTACATTTGATCAGGAACCAGAGATGGTGAGACGTTTGTGTTCTCTCTTCCCTCGTGTTCCAGTAATTGATTTTGAAATGAAAAAAATCCGACACTGTAGTAAAAAAGTTATCAACGGTTCTCGTCACTTTGATGTGACACAGGAGAACATTGATAAGATGATGAACTTCGATCTATTTGAATTCGAAAAGTACTGTCAAATGTGTACAGAGAAACTGTCTCGCAGAGGTAGTAAGATCGAAGCAGTGATGATGGATAAAATACTTGATAGGATGACAACAGCATAATGGCACAGATCTTTGCCCAACCCCTAAACTTACATGATCATAACACATTCGACGGAAAGACACACATACAGTACGAGAGATACCCTGTATCATATCGTCGTAAACACTGTCACTGGCGGATAAAATATAACGAGAAGAATCCAGAACATCTCAGAATGTTGGATCAACAAATTCCTTTTCAAGACATGTATAATGAATTGTTTGATCAAAACGCTGACTCTGAAACTATCCTCGCAATGAACCACACACTGAATGGTCTGAAACTGTACGGTGCGGATAGGTTTATTGAGAAGTTCGATGAATTTGGTAAAGATACCATTGGGTTCAGACCAAAAAACTTGTGGGACTATCAGGCACAAGGTAATGTGTATTACACTGATCACCACCTCGCCCATGCAGCGCACACGTTCTTGTCTTCTGGTTACGAAGAGTCGGATATTTTTATCATCGATGGCGGTGGTAATATGTTCCGTTCTATCTTCGTTGACTCTAAAAAACAAGAAGTCGTTGATCTAAGTGATCATCTACCATTGGGTTGGTTGTGGAATGTCATGACAAAAATTGGAGACTTTGGTGTACTTCAAGAAGGTAAACTTATGGGACTCGTGGGGTACGGTAAGTTCGACATTCGTTGGTATGAGATATTCCATCTTATGTTTGAAGAGTTCTGGAATCAGTCAGGTAAGTATTGGCCAGATCATCCATACTTCGAATCCTTCATGAAGAATGATAGTTGGAAAGTTGACATGGCTCATACTCTACAACAGTTTACCTTAGACAAGATTGAAGAGATTGTATTACCATTGAAGACATCTAACAACCTATGTGTTGCAGGGGGTGTTGCATACAACGGTTATATGAATGAGATGTTAACCAAACACTGGGATAACGTTTATGTACCTTGTGCGCCTGGCGATGAGGGACAATCTATTGGTCTGTACATGCACGCTAACTATGTTCTCAATGGAGAGGTAGACATCCCACCAATTTATATGGGGGATGAGTATGAAGTCGATCCACAGATCTTTGAAGGTTTGTCTGCAGAAGAGATGGACTTTGATGACATCTGTTTAGTCGTTGCAAAAGAGATTGCGAATGGTGCAACAGTTGGTTGGCACCAAGGACGTGCGGAGAGTGGTAATCGTGCACTGGGTAATCGTAGTATTCTTGCAGATCCACGTGATGCTAGAATCAAAGACATTATCAATGGACGTATCAAGATGCGTGAAGACTTCCGTCCGTTCGCACCTAGTGTTCTGGTTGAACATTATCAAGACTATTTTGATACAAACCAACCAAGTCCATTCATGTCACGTATCATGCCTGTCAAGGAAGATAAGAAAGAGGTAATCCCTGGCGTCACTCACGTCGATGGAACCGCTCGTATCCAGACTGTTGATAAAGAGACTAATGAGAGATACTACAAAGTTATCGATGCATTCTATAAAGAGACAGGTGTTCCTATGCTTGTTAACACCAGTTTCAATTGCCAAGAACCTGTGGTGGAGACACCGAAGAATGCAGTGGATACATTCAAGAGAACAGGACTTGATATTCTTGTGGTAGGGAATTGGTTAGTTAGAAAATGGAAAAAATAAACTTATATAATAACACCATAGATCTTGACTATATGCGAACGTTAGTCAAATTTGGAGAAAGGTTTCCAGATCGTCAAAGTGATATCTGGGACTCTGTTTCTGCAAATCAGTTTGTTTCTAAAAAAGAACTGTTGACAACCATACTAGAAAGTGGTATATTAACAGAGAAACTAACGGTAATAGTTATTGGATCTTGGTATGGATCTATCATCGTTCCTGTAATTGCGCCTTTGGTGAAGAAAGTAGTCTTGTTTGATATTGACGAACAGACAACACATATGGCGTCAAACCTACACGATTATGATAACTGTGTTTACAGTACAGTGGACGTTACAAAATATAAGTCTGGAGAATTCGACACCGACAATCTGTTAATTATAAACACATCGTGTGAACATATGCAATCTATGTGTGATGTATTGGCACTTCAAAAATGCCCTTGGAATCACAAAAGAACGCACTTTGCGTTTCAATCAAATAACATGTACGGTATCGAAGGACATGTGAACTGTAAAGACACAATAGATGATTTTAAGAAAGAACTGCCACTTCGTCATCTAATTTTAAAACAACAAGGAATAACTGAAGAACGTGGCACCAGATATTTCTTATTCGGCATGTTACCGCCCAATCAATCGATGAGATCAAATGGATCACGTCAGTTGAATTTGAGGCAGAGAACAGAGCAAGGGGTTAAAAGAAAATGAGTAATTTAAAAGAACTTACGTGGGAACATCATGAGAAGGCTGAGACATCTCAGTTCGCAACAACACTGATGAGTGGTGATATTACACCAAAAGAGTATCAGGAGTATTTGTTCAATCAGATGGTTTGTTATGGTGCACTTGAAGGTGCGGTAGATCTACCAGAAGAATACAAACGTGTGTTTCGTGCAAACGCAATCTTCGAAGACATGCATGAACTGATGAAAGAATTCAATCTTCAACCGATTGAAACTGCACTAGAAACAACTGTAGAATACGTGAACTATATTGAGAGCATTAAGAATGACAACCATCGTCTTCTTGCACACTTGTATGTACGTCATTTTGGTGACTTGCATGGTGGTCAGATGATCTCAAAGAAAGTGCCAGGCAGTGGTAAGTATTATCAGTTCGAAGATAGATATGAACTAATCAAAGGGATGCGTACATTACTTGATGATTCGATGGCAGACGAAGCAAGAATTTGTTTTGATTTTGCATTTCGATCTTTCGAGGAAATGAGCACAGATGAGTGAGCACGCTGATAAGTTAAAAGGATTCGCATTTTTTCTCGAAACACAATTCGATAAATACCTCAACCAATGGGATAATAAAAAACACTTCCAACACCTTCATGGGTGGCAAGATGATTTTTGGAATAGTGATCTCGTTGAAAAATGTCATCTTAAAACGATTGACTTGTTAGAAGAACGTAAACTATGGTTACTACATCTTAATATATTTCCACGGCCAGGCTGGGACATCCCTATCCTTGGTTGTGATATTGTTGCAGGCCCTAATAAGATTAGTGGTGCGTTCTTTGATTTTTCTCCAGTTGTCCATGATGATCACGAAATGTGTAAACACTTCAATGATCAGACACAAAAGTTTACTTGGAAGAAACCACGTGAACTGCCTCCTTGGGCAAAGGAGATCTTCAGTGACCACATGATGGCAATCGGAAACGTGCGTGGTGAGGAAACAGATAACTTCCTTCTTGCCATTTCCCAATTAATATGTTATTATCTAAAGAACATGGAAGATAAAGCAGTGCAGGTAGATTTCTCTACACGAGAGATCCTCAACAAGTATTGTATTAATCAGAAGAAGAATGATCAGTTGCACAACAGTATACGTGCAATGGGTATCAGTGACGAAGCAAAAGACTACTATGTAAACAACGTATTATTTGAAGAGATCAATGACTAAAACTTTACTTACTCTTGGGGATAGTTGGACAGACAGTGAATATCCTGGCTATGCACCCAACGGTGTAGTAACTTGGGCTGAACAAGTAATAGAAAATATGGAAGGTTGGAAACTCGTCAACCTTGCAAAAGAAGCATCTGGTAATGAAAAAATTATGAAGATTGGTGTAGACTATCTTCGTGACAATACACCAGATGCAATCTGCGTGTTGTGGTCAGAACAACATAGAGAGGATTTCTACAATCGTCATAACTTGATGCCTATCTCTGCACTGTATAATAAATTGTGTGATCCGAAGACTACAGAGATATACAACGTTCAGGCGGTTTATGATTCTCTTGTGAATACAAACTTACACTTAAATGTGCCTAGAGAATATTTTAGAAACCTCTACATTCTTCAAAGTTTTGCAGACATGAAGGGTATACCGATATATCACGGACAGGGTACTAAGTTGTGGTCGAAATGGATCTACAATAAGATGGGCAAGAAAGTTGGAAACCGATTGTGGCGAGAATGGTTAACTGCATTCATAGAGTGTGAGTACTTTGAGATGTTTGATAAAGATCCCAAAAACTTTGTGGGATGGCCTATGCAAATTGGTATTACCAGTAAGGGGTTTTCTTTCACCGAAAGGTTTGATGGTAGACACAGAATATCTGGTGATGATCCACACCCTAATACAAAGGGACATGAAATGATTGCTTATGAGTTCTTGAAGAAACTAAAGGCAAAGGAAACAATCGTCAATGCCTAAACTTCTTGCAGTAGGATGCAGTTGGACAGATCAGAACTACAACACTCCAGTTAACGACGAACATGGTATAAAGACATGGCCGACACTTCTTGGTGAGTCCTTGGGGTACGAAACCATTAACATGGGCATATCTGGTTCTGGTAACAACAGTATTATGAAACAGGCAATCAATGGTATCCACAGAGAGAATCCCGATTTGATCTGTGTCTTGTGGTCGAACCAAGGCAGAATTGATCTATGGAACTTCGAACACCTCTTGCCATTCAATCTATTTTTTGGTAATATACAGAATATAGAAAGGTGGTCATCGTTAACTCAAAAGTTTGCGGCCACGATGGTAAGGAGACTTATACACGATGAGGAAGATTTAAATGTTATTGACGAGTTCTTTAGAAATATGTTTATTCTTAATGACATTGCAACTCATAGGAACATACCGATATACTTTGGTACGGCTATAAAAATATGGCCTCACACTCATTATAAGGTTCAAAGCAAGAACGTTGATGAGGTTAAACGATATAAAAGATTCATGAAAGAGTGGATTAGAAACTCCTACTTTAATGAGTTCGATAAGAAAAAGTATAAAGAAAAATTTATCGGGTGGCCGTGGTTAGAAGAAGCGGGTGGTTTTACGATGGAAGAATTGTTGAAGGATAAAGATCGAAATCCGATACATCGTATCTCAGAAGAAGATAGTCACCCCAATACAAAAGGACATGAGGTAATCGCAAATGAGTTTCTTAAGAAGATTAAAATATAAAATCCGAATTTTTTTCGCAAGATGGGATAAAGATGAGGAACCAGAAACATTCATCTATGAAGAGGAAGATACAGGCAAATGAATACAACTGTGGTGTCACTAACACCAGAAAAAATACATCACGCTATTGCAGAACAAATCGCAAGAGGCGTACCATACATTGACGCATTGATTACTTACGCAGAAAAGAACAATCTGGAAATAGAATCTGTGGCTGATGTGATTAAAAAGTCCTCTATTCTGAAGGAAAAGATTCGCAGAGAGGCAACTGAACTTAGAATGGTAAAGAAACCCGAAGAAGAACAGCTTGATGTAACAACATTATGTGATTGATATGGCCAACTTGGAACCTCTAGGACTTCGATCATCAGAAGATCCTATTGAAAATATTAAAACAGTACTTGACAACTATGACCATATTGGTATATGGTTGAGTGGTGGTGCAGACTCAGCGTTGGGTTTGTATTTACTTCAGATGTATAATACGAATACAACTATCTTGCCTTTGCATGGTATGGACATTCGTAGATGGAGAGATGGTCAAACAAAACTTTCTGAGGGTGCAACTGAAGACATCATAAAGGTGATAAGGAAAAGACAACCAGAAAAGTCTCATCTACTTCACGATATGTATTGTTTTGATTATGAAAAAGAGGACTGGGAGACTAAGGCAAAATATCACCAACCAGTTGAAGATGGGTTACGTGCAGATGGGACAATACAAGTCGCACTTAATTTTGTGACAAAGAACCCTCCAATCCAACTCCATAATCAACAAGAACCACGTAGAGATAATAAGAAAGCAAAGGTTCGGAGACCTTTCGCTCGACGTGATAAAAAATGGGTTGCAAGTTTGTATGAAGAATATGACTTGATGAAAGACCTATTCCCACTAACTGTATCTTGCATTTCGCCATGGGATGAACCATGCAAACAATGTTTCTGGTGCAAGGAAAAGAAGTGGGCTTTTGGAATGTATGATGGTGGAATTAAAAATGATCGAATTACCAAAATATATAAACGACGAGTCGTATAAGGTATACGTAACATACCTTGCAATGAAGAGACATTTCACTTCACCAAAGTACGATTATCATAAATATAATGGTAGAGTAAGTGCATCGTTTGACTCTTTTAAGAAGCGAACGGATGCATATTATTTTGCAAAACTGTCAAAGAATGATGACTATGAGAACGTCCTTCTCGCACACATGATCAAGAATCCAAACACTTGGATACGAGACGTTGTCGAGGATGACTACATTTACTTTGACTGGAAGAAAAAGATAGATGCGCTTGGCTATACCTTCAAGTCTGAACTCAAAAATTTAGACGACGACTGGAAGACAAATTTCATATCGCATGGTGGACAACACCCTTTGATTTTGACGTTGCGTTTGCAACAGAAGATCTCCTTGGAGACGTTTACCATATTGACCCATGTCGCAAATATTTTTGATTATTGGGAGCAGAATTTGCTTGACAAATACGTGGCTTCTGATATAATACAACAATCAAGAAAGTACTTTCCCTTCTTGATGTTGGATGTGAAACGATTCAAGACTATGGTCAAGGATCACTTTGACATATAACACAACGCAAATACAACGTAATACAACGCTATAAAGGAGAATAATTATGGCATCAGACTTTAACGCACTCAAGAAGAACCGTTCTAAGTCATTAGACAAGTTGAATGCTCAACTTGACAAAATCACCACAAAATCATATGCAGATCCCAATGAAGGGAAGTTTTGGAAACCAACTCGTGACAAAGCGGGTAATGGGTTTGCAATCATTCGTTTCTTGGCACCAACCCAAGGGGAAGAAGTGCCGTTTGTACGTATCTGGGATCATGGTTTCCAAGGGCCAACAGGTCAGTGGTATATCGAAAACTCTCTGACTACACTGAATCAAGACGATCCAGTATCAGAGTATAACTCAAAACTGTGGAACTCTGGTGTGGAGTCCGACAAGGAACTCGCACGTAAACAGAAACGTCGACTGAAGTATGTGTCGAACATCTTGGTGATCAAGGATTCAGCGAATCCTGAGAACGAAGGTCAAGTCTTCATGTATCAGTACGGTAAGAAGATCTTTGATAAACTCAACGATCTGATGAACCCTCAGTTTGAGGACGAGACTCCAGTAAACCCATTCGACTTCTGGGAAGGTGCAAACTTCCGTCTGAAGATTCGTAAGTTCGAAGGTTACCCAAACTATGACAAGTCAGAGTTTGATGCGCCATCAGCACTATTCGAAGATGATGCAGAAATCGAATCAGTATGGCAAAAGCAACACAAGTTGCAAGACCTTCTGGATCCGTCAAACTTCAAATCATATTCTGAGTTGAAGGAAAAGTTGTACCGTGTCCTCGCATTGGATGACGCTGGCCCAACTGCACCTAGTGCATATGATGATGAAGACGATGGACTGAATCTTGGGGCATCAATGCCTTCATCCGCTCCTACTCCATCACCTACGATGGCGGACGATATCCCTTTTGATACCGCTCCTAGTTCAATGAATGTTGATGACGATGATGATGATCTTTCAATCTTCAAGGAACTCGCTAAAGGATAAGACGGTATGAGTAGTAAACAAACTTCTGATATTATCGATTTCGATTTTGGATTCAGCTTTATTGATGATGAAATCGAAGAGGTAAAAGAAAAAGCAGCGTCCGCTGAGGGCACTGCTGAAGAACTTGAAACACAACTCAGTAATCTCATGAATGAGAAGATTAGCTTAGAAGCAAGACTGGATAAACTGTTTAACTCAGTTGTTCCCTTCCTTGACAATCTATGTAAATCACCAGAGAAGAGTACAATTTTCTGGCCTGACCGTGTTGACAAGATCGACAACTACAAACAAAAGTTAAAGGCTATCGCTGAAGGAGATTAAGGTGAGTCTATTAGATAAAATGCTCAAATCAGGAGCAGTGAAGACTTCTTCAATTCTTTCTAAGTCAAAGTTTTTCGAGGCGAAGGATCCCATTCAAACGGAACTTCCCATCGTTAACATTGCATTTAGTGGATCATTGAAGGGGGGATTAATCCCCGGCCTAACTGTAGTTGCAGGGCAGTCAAAGTCATTTAAGACTTTGCTGTCTCTGTACTGCATGAAGGCATATCTAGATAAGTACGAAGAAGGCGTGGCATTATTGTACGACTCTGAGTATGGTATTACACCAGAATATCTAGAAAGTTACAACATCGACACCAACCGTGTTATACATATTCCTGTAGAAGATGTTGAACAACTAAAGTTCGACATCACTAAGAGGTTGGACGAAGTAGACAAAGGTGATCGTGTATTCGTCATGATTGACTCTGTTGGTAATCTTGCATCTAAGAAAGAAGTCGAAGACGCTAAGAACGAGAAGGCAGTTGCCGACATGTCTCGTGCGAAAGCGTTGAAGTCTCTCTTCCGCATTATTACACCTAAGTTGACTGCAAAAGACATCCCTTGTCTTGCAATCAACCACGTCTATCAGGAAATCGGAATGTTTCCTAAGGCGATTGTATCTGGTGGAACTGGTATCTATTACTCCGCAAACCAAATCTTTATCATCTCTAAATCGCAAGAGAAGGATGGTACAGATCTCGCAGGGTTTAAGTTTACTATCAACATCGAAAAGTCACGCTTCGTGAAAGAGAAGTCCAAACTTCCATTCACAGTTCTCTATGAGTCAGGTATTCAGAAGTGGTCATCATTATTTGACCTCGCACTGGACGCAGGGTTCATTGCCAAATCTACACAGGGATGGTATAATCTCGTAGATATGGATAGCGGTGAAGTTATCGAACCACGTCGACGTTTGAAAGATATCGAACAAGATGACGCATTCTTTGAGAAATTGGTTGCCAACGATGACTTTAACGTGTATATTGAGCGCAAGTTTAAATTAAACATGGCACAGGCTGAAGATGATAGAAACAACGATACTGACGAACCTGATTCTTAATGAGGAATACTACCGAAAGGTATATCCTTATCTGAAACCAGATTACTTTGAAGACTCAAATCTGCGCAAGGTGTTTGACACCTTCGCAGACTACGTTGAGAAGTACAAAGAGCAACCTTCCTTGGAAGCTCTTAAACTCACACTAGACAAAAGAAAAGACTTCAACGAAGACAGTTACTCACAAGTGATGTCTGTGGTCAATACTTTTGCACGTGATGAGGAAACAGATAACAAGTTCTTGGTTGATGAAACTGAAAAGTTCTGCCAAGACCGTGATCTGTATAATTCTATACGGCAATCAATTCAGATTCTTGAGGGTGAAGGGGGTGGACTCGAAAAGGGTTCCATCCCCAAACTTCTTTCAGACTCTCTTGGGATTAGTTTCGACACCAGTGTTGGACACGACTTCCTAGAAGACTTTGAAGGTAGATATGAATTCTATCACCGTAAAGAAGAACGCATCCCCTTTGATATTGACATCCTTAATAAGATTACCAAAGGTGGTCTGCCTCGTAAGTCTATGACTGTACTACTCGCCACGACTGGTGGTGGTAAGTCATTGATCAAATGTCACATGGCTGCGAACCATCTCATGTACGGTAAGAATGTTCTGTACATCACTATGGAGATGGCAGAAGAAGAGATTGGTAGACGTATTGATGCAAACATCATGGACGTGACTATTGATGAGATATCAATCACTCCACGTGATGTGTTCGAGAAACGTATGAACAGGTACAAGTCTAAGACGCCAGGCAAGTTGGTCATTAAAGAATACCCAACTGGTTCTGCACACGTTGGACATATGCGACATCTGTTAAACGAACTTCGTATGAAAAAGAATTTTCAACCAGATATCATATTTGTTGATTACCTCAACATCTGTTCATCTGCACGTGTTCGTGGCGCAGCCGCAGCCAATTCATACACATTGGTGAAATCTATAGCAGAAGAGGTACGTGGTCTTGCGATGGAATTTAATTGTGCTGTGGTTACTTCGTCTCAATTCAATCGTGATGGTTATGGGAATAGTGACGTTGACCTTACTAATACTAGCGAAAGTATGGGGATAACACACACAGCAGACGCAATCTTTGGTCTAGTTACGACAGAAGAACTGGATGATCTTGGTCAGATTATGATCAAACAACTCAAAAATCGTTGGGGAGATCTTGGTTATTACAGAAAGTTCCTTGTAGGGGTTGACAGATCCAAGATGAAGATATATGATTTAGAAGAGAGTGCACAGGACAATATCGGTCAGTCAAGTGACGATAAAGTAAATGGAAACAAGCCTGATGACACTCCCCTATTTGATAAAACTTCTATTGGTACAACCAAGAAGAAGGACATTTTCAGTATGACTGAAGGCCTTCAATAATGATAAATAGGATTACAGAAACACCTAAAACGAGTGAAAAGATGAAATCCTTTAAACAACACCTCACCGAATCTATTAAGGCAGAGGACTTTGAGGCTGCTATTGTAATTGGTTGGCACGAAATCACAGGACAGGAACTGAATCCTAGTGATGCTGGTATATCTGATAAGGTATACCAGTCTCTCGTTGCACAACCAGAATATATCGAAGCAGGCAAAAAGATTGCCACGTCTATCCAGAAACATTTCAAGTTAG